TAGTAGGATACCGAGTCTTTTATTTGCTATCTAAAAATGAATAATACAGTTTTTACTCATAATAAAGATTATACTTTTGATTATGCAATTAAAACGGACGGTGTGAGTATTAGTACCCGTTTTATCTTAAAGAAGTTTTATAATAAGCGAGTGCCAAAATCAAAGCCCTTTTTGCAGGTGACGAGTTTCCCTACCTTGAAGATTTATCCAAAGAACAAAAAACCTATTTGAAAGAAGCGCATTGTGTGTATGTCGATCCAAACAAAGGAAATCTCATTTACTGTATTGATGACGACGATAAAGTCTTTCGTTACACGCGAGCGCAACGACTTAATGAAACACAAAGGCTGAAAGCGCAAAAGACAATAAAAAAATATAAAAAAGAGCATAACATAAGCGCAATTGAAACAACGATATCAGATCACAATAGTAAAACCTGCTATTTTAAGACATTTATGAATTATCTAAAAGCGAAAAACAGCGCAAATACAAAATTATTCGAACATTATGAAAAATACTTTATCCGCAAATTAAAACTGCGAACGTACATAAATACACAGCGATCGGAGAGCAAACTTATTCGCAACTTAAATACTATTTATAAAACCGACAAACGTCCCGTCGTGATGATTTATGGCGATTGTAACATTGGGAAACAGATGAAACATATTATTAGCACGCCGATGATCGGTCTGAAAAGGACGATTTCGAAAGCATTTCCAGTGATAAACTTCGATGAATATCGAACCTCGTGTTTGGATTGGCGAACGGAAAAATATAATAATAACGCAAAAGTGATGGATAAACACGGAAAGACGAAAAAACTGCATTCAGTATTGGTATCTACCATACCGACCAATGATAATACCGAATGTAAAACGTCTTTTCAGAATCGAGACCGCAACTCAGTTCTAAACATCAAAAAATTAACAAAGTGGTATCTTGAAAAGGGCGAACGCATTTACAACTACCGCAGAGATATAAAACTCCCCGAGAGAAATCTCGAGGAGAAGACAGTGACGGTTTCAGTAATGAAATCGAGGAAACACTGTAAAACTTAACTGTTTTTACATTTGCGTGAATAGTGTCCCATTTTCTATTCACAAAGGTGTAATATATAAACGAATTAAATTTTTGAAAGACAAACTATGTTATTTAAAATAAAAGTATCGGGTATTTCATATATACCAACGTTCGCCTCTTTTGTTTTTTTGATTTCCTGTAAGCAGTACCACGCATAACCATCGTCAATAAAAGATGAATGGTTATATTCTAACACAATATACCGATTATCACTATTTCTTACGATTTCCGAAAGAATACCCGCTTTCAGGTATAAACGTTGGATTCCTAATGCCAAATAGTAAGTCATTGGAGATTTATTATCAAAGCCATCTATGAATTTTTTAATAAAATGAATTGGGGCGTTATGGAGCCATTCATGGACCATGCTATAATGAGAAAAATTCTTTCCTATAACATACCAGTCGTATGTTTCAAATTCGGGAATACTGATACTTAATTTGTTAATAATCATTCCGACATAATGCTCGCGTGTAATATCTTTTGCGCTTATCCAGAAGGGTTTTGAAAAACTGTAATCGAATGATTTGTATTTTAGATTCCACGAACGTTTTTTTTTACGCACATAAAAGAGCTGTTCGGGGATTATTGTTATTGCTTCGGGATGTGAATAGGTTTTTAGATGGACAAGTGACGTTTTTAGAAAAGTGTACGATTTTTCTCGAGTTTCAAAAGTACCATTCGATTGTAAGAGCGTATCATCAATTGAAATGTCCTCTATATTTTTATAACCATAAAATGTCAGTATTTTTGAAGTACGAATTGACATTTTCTTTTTATATTTTTATAATATAATAAAATGGTACTATTATATGGAGAATTGAATCCATCTGAACCGTCAAGCATTCCACAAGCAAAAATAAATGGCGGACTATACACTGGTGAAGAAGCAAGAGGTGACTGGCGCTGTTTTCCTGTCGTACCCGAAGCCTACATTTACACCACACAAAATTTAAGATCAGCAAATCCACCACCCCGTGGTATGGATTTAATAGCGGGTGGTGATAATCGTGTTGGAAATAGTGTCCAATTATTTCCCCACCATGAAAAATTCAAACCGATACTGCATTTACAGTGTGTTAAGGGCTCCGGACAGTGGGAATAATTTTCTCAAGAACGGGGCGATGTGTTTTCAGAATAATACAGATGTACTTGTACGCTTCGTCAATCTGTTCAAAGTTGATAGCACCAGTGATAAGGATTTTGCCGCTTTCAAAGATGGATACAGTGATCTTCTTGCAGCCGGACATTCCCTGGTCGATACTGTCACCACCGGTGCCTTTTCCGAAACATTTATTTCCCGAACAATAGCAGCGGCCATCATATTTCTCAAAATGCGGATTCCAATTATACTGAAATTTAACACCCGGATATGTGCCCGGTTGAAAAGAGCTGACATTGTTGTAGGTGTCAGAAATGAGGAGCTGATGAAGGTCTTTGCGGCGAATGTGAAAGGGAACAGAGAAGTCGCTATTGATAAGACGGACAATGAAATCGGCACAATTCAAATCATTATTTTTTACAATGTCACTATGTTTTCCAATAAGTGTCTGAAAGACTTCAAAGACCTGCTTGTGCAAAAGCTCACCATCTTCAATTTTCTTGAGACCCGTCATTTGAATCGTGCCATTTTTAAAGATCTTTACACTCGGACAATAGCCCTCCTTCGTTTGAAAATAGCCCGACACAGCGTTATCGAACCGCCTCTTTTTGTTAATCTCCTCCTCTAAGAGTTTTTTGAGATGCGTCTTTTTGGGCTTTTTCGGCGATACACCCTTCGTGTTTTTTCCTTCCTTGTCAACTAGATAAATAAAGCCTACATTGTCAGCCCCCTCGATAATCTCAATATACTCAAACACCTTGTCCAGAAATACCTCTCCTAAGTTCTTTCCGAGCGTTCCATTACACGTTATGGTGGATACCCGATATGGTGTCGCAAAAGCTTCTGTCATATTTTGTTCTCTTTATATGGACACGTACACATTAATAAATTCAATTTTTCTTTAAGTGCTTTCGATAAATCAAAAAGATTGTTCGCTTATATGAGCACCATACTTTGAATCAAATTTTTTAGAGAAGCTTCGTGTTTCCATAAATGATGAGTTTGAGACCCTCTGTGAACGTCTTGAATTCTTTTTGTAATTCTTTTTCACGATCGGATGGATCTGCATTGATATACCCTGCATCACACATACCATCCACAAAGTCTCTCAAACGGATATACATGTCCTTTTTGAAGGATTCGCGCTTTTCATCTACATATCCCGACAGGTTATTTGCCATATCTAATGCGAGCTGTGGATAGAGCGTTTTATCGAGTTGTAATTTCCATTTATTGTCACCAACGTGAATCTGTGAATGGCCCAACTTGATATTTGTCTTTTTTATACACCTATTTTCTTCATTCTCGAATATCTGCTTACTGTATTCTTCCAATGCACGATTATCCAGACGAGCCGATGCCAATTGCAGTATTTTCTTGAAGTCTTCTGCCTTTAGGTGATCGGTCGAGAAAGGTGTCGTGCCGTTTGGATTATATACGATTATTATGTTGTTTGTGTTGTTTGTATTGTTATTTACGTTTTGTGTTCCGGTACTGAGATTATTATTTATTTGACCCGAGTTGTTAATAGTGGGTTTTTGTTCTTTTTCTGTTGCTGCAATGAGAGCCATTTCTTTTTTTGTACCACATGTTTTGTAGTGATGAAATCGAGATTTTTCATGCTTAAACTCTTTTTCACAATATTCGCATTGCAATCTATTTATAACTCCTTTACAAGTTTTTATATGTTTTAATAGATAATAATTACTTGACAAATTTTTATAACATATATGACACCTGTGTTTTTTGGTACCATCATCGTGTTCTTCTGTATTTAAATTTCGATTACCGTTTTTACGATCATCATCACTGATTTTACGATTATTGTCACTGCTTTTGAGATCCACATCACTGCTTTTGAGATTGGTTGTCAGCTCACTTAGTTTGTGTTTCCTACCAGTATGGCGTATCAAACTATACTTGGTCGCGAACATGTCTTTACATAACGAACATTGAAATGGTGAAGGATTATCATCTATTATTATAGACATCTATATAGTATGTATATATTTATTTTCTTAAATCTTTTTGTTACGTATAATCCATTATTGATGGGGGTGCACCGGTTGAATCAAAAAGGGGGGGGGAGAAAAACCCGGAAAAAATAAAAAGGTACAGACATTCAATCTTTCAAGATCGCTACAATTATTTTTCACAATTTTTTGTGTTTCCATGAACGATAAGTTTCAGACCATCTACAAACTTCTTGTATTCTTTTCCAGTATCCTTTAGAAAGTCTCTCACCCGTTCATAAACATCTTTTTCTAATTCTTCTTTAATTGTTTCTACATAGTCTAATATATTCTTACACAGATTTGTAGCGAGGCAGGCTCGCCGCTTCGCGATAGCTAACACCGGATAGATGTTTTTATCAATCTCGGGTTCCCATTTATTGTGACCAGTATGGATCTGTGAATGAGCAGATTTTAAATTTGTTTTTTTGATACATTGATTTTCACGGTTCTTAAACACCATCTTGCTGTATTCTGATAGCAAGCGGTTGTCAGGAGCCAGTTCAAGTATTTTCTTAAAGTCCTTTGAATTTATATGATTTGTCAGAAAGGGCGTATTATAAATGATTGGAATTCTGTTTTTTGGGCTTCTAAATCTTTTTTGGCTCGACAGATTTTAAAGTAATGAAACCGGGATCTGTCATGCTTAAATTTTTTCTCACAATATTCACATTGGAGTCTATTCTTAGTATCTACGCCTTTACATTTTCCAATATGATTTGTTAACGACCAGTTCCTTGTGAATTTCTTGAAACACATATGGCATTGATTGGCTTCACAAACAATTGGTGGCTGTGTGGAAACCACTGTGTCGATTTCTTTTTTGTGAAACCTCTCTATGTGTCTCTGAACACTGAATTTGCTGTTAAACTCAGTCTTGCACAATTCACATGGAAATTTTCCTGTAATCGGATTTTTTACAATATCTTGAAGGACTTGAGGATCTTCTGGTTTTTTAACAGGTTCTTTAATAACAGGCAATTGTCTAGGAATTTGTCCCCCACGATAACCACGTCTCTCATCTTGAATAATTCTACAGATATCACATGACATTTGAAAGCCGTCACCTTCGAAATATTCGCTTCCTATGTCTTTTCGCAATGTAAATGTTTCTGCAAACAATTTTAGAAGTTCTCTCTCAATTTTAGTGCAATCGATACAGCGATATTGTATAATCACAATGCTTCCAATTGGATATTGTGAAACTCTTTTCAGATTCGGTTGTTTGGTTTTTCCGATCTTATAAATGTCTTCATCTTTATTTAAGAATTCTCTTTCTTGTAACAAATATATGTATTCTGTCATGTATTATAATAACAACACACCACTGAACAAATCAATTTTTAACGTCAAAAATAATATATAAAATGGAATACAACTTCCCATTTACCACCTGTGAAAAACCACTGAGTGGATCTTTTGTTGCACAACCGGTTTCAGCTGCAATAAATTTCTTCGGATGTGCGTGTCTTATAGGTATCCTGCTTTTTGAAAAAAAACCATTGACCACACCAACTGTCTTTTTCATTCTTTCACTCATCGCTTTCAATTTAGCACATGCATTTTCACATACATATCACATTAAAGGTCGGATCCAATCACGTGTTATCCATGCATTCACCTACATTATCGCATTCATGATACTCCTCGTTGTTTATACCAAAACCGGATCAGTGAATATAGCATTGGTATCTCTTGCGGTTACAATTGACATTTTTATGCTGATATACGATTATACGACGTTGTCGGTCATATCGGGCATTTTTATAGTTGTAGCTACAATAATCGGAAACATAGATGTCTTCCCGACGGAATATTTAATGATACTATTCCCTGTAACATTGATCGGTATCGCCTATTTCCTGATAGAGCTGCGCTTTTGTGATGCCGCAATGAAGATAGCAGTATTGCCATACCACGCGATCGGTGAAATTATCACTCTGATATTTCTGATAATCTTTGCAAAAATGATAATAAGCCTGGAATAACATTACAGAAATATAGGAACAATCGTCTCAAGGTCTTTCGCAGATACGGTTCCATTCCCAATAAACAGTTTTATGAATTCTTTTGTTTTTCCATCTTTGAAACTTGTAGCTACTTTTTCTAAATTTATAATAGCCTCAGGGGTCTTTGGATAAATAACGTTGATATGGTTTTCCGCATAAAAGTCTTTCAATAATATATCCACCAGGACAAAGTTGAAGCTATATGAGTTCCCGTATCCTCTTTCAACGAGGATGACAGGACCATTTAATGTCGGTTTTGTGAGCCCTTTCACATATTGTTTTTTGATAGTCCCTCCAAGGTTATTCAGAGTCAATTCACAATTGTTAATATTGCTCGAATAAATCAACAAAGTCCCTTCAGTTGCCAGATTTCCTTTTACTTGGTTCCAAACGACATTTCCGGTCTTTACACCCAATCCCAGATCCATGAGTGTTTTGCTGTCTTTTGTAATTTCATATAATTCTTTATA